ACACATAACCTGGATTTGCTCTTTTCACAAATTCTGCACACTCTTTAGCCATAAAGTCTCTGTTGGCTAATAATCTTAGACGTGCATCTGTGTAACCAGCAGTTGTTTCTGCCACGTTTGAACCTGTTGCTGTCGGCTCTGTACCGTTGGCATTAATTTTAAAGTCAATATATTTCTCAACATTGTCAACAATTGCCGCCGCCGCACTACCTGCCGCCGCACTACCTGCCGGCACTGCTGTGTTTTGTGTAACTGTGTTTCCTGATGTTACTGTTAACACTTGGAATGTGATTGTTTCACCAATCGCTGTGTCACCAGTACTTGGATTGTTAATTGTTTCTGTTGAAGGAATAGTAACTGTTTCACCTACTACATAATTTTGTCCTGGAGCCAATACAGTTAATCCTGTAACGAAACCAAATGCGTTTGTTGTCAATGTAAATGTAGCACCTGTTCCTGAAGCAGACGCTGTTGTGTTAACTGTTCCTGTACCTTCAATTAAACCAGCACCTTGGTAACCTAAACTTGCACCAGTTGGAGTTGTTATTATACCACCTGATGGTGTTACTGTAACAGCATTGTTTTGAACAACATCACTGATGATTGCTTCTAAACGTTGAATACCTTGTAAACTGTATGCAACATCACCATTTGCAACCACTGAAGCCGCCGGTCTGATGTTAGTTGATCTTAATTCATCTCCAACCACAGCACAATTTCTTGGTACATACATTGGAAGTATTTCATAATACGTACCTGTTTTAACATTTAAAGTTATTTGAGGTGATAATTTTGCAGGAACACTGTTGATGTTACCAGCCGTAATTGCATTTGATGACAATGTCATTAATGTTTCTATGTCTGCAACAACTGTTGATTCTGCTACCTTAGTCAAATCAGATACTTGAAGTGTTGTACCTTGTGATGGTGTATATCCTGTTGAATTCACAACCACTTGTTGAGCAATGTATGCCGCTCTAACAATTGCCGCTGAAGTTTCTGCTACTTGTCCAGTTACGTATGACGCACCTGCTGGTGTGAAATATTGTAAAGCCGCTTTTCTTGATTGAACATTTCCGCCTTTTTTCAAATCATTAATTGTAGCATCAATAAGAATACCTATATCTCTTCTACATTTCACTGCATCGTATGTAAATGCGTTTGTGAATGGTGAAATATTACCAGCAATTTGAACATTAATCCAAGCAATAACTTCATCTTGTATGAATGCTTTGTTTCTGTTTAATAAGTTTACACCTTGTGGATTTCTTGGTCCTTGATCAATTTGATGAAGTGCATATCTTACATTTTTAAATGGACTGTCTAGTGTAACACCAGCATTTGGAGCCGGAGTATCAACACCGCCTGGACCTACATAGTAAACTTGATCTACTTGTCCAACAAATCCCCATTCAGGTAATGTACCTGCCGCATTAACAACAAGTGCTTGTCCTGAAGCACCAATCGGTAATCTTGCTGGTCCTGAAGCACCGTAAATTAAAATATCACCTTCTGCTGATAACACATCATTTTCTGGTCCACCTGCTAACAATTGCCAAACAGATGTGTCAACACCAGCCCCTGGTGCATAATCTGGTTGATTAATTGTTGCTGGTCCAACATTGTTTGAAGTGTGTGCTGTAATACAAATGTAAGAAGTGTCTGTGTTTACTGATCCTCTTACAATATCGCCTTTGTCATAAACAGCCGCATTGCCCCAAGTACCTTTCCAGTATAAACCTTCGTTTAGTTTATCCCAGTGTAGTACACTTGGTGGTCTATTTCCTGTTGTGTCAGCGATAGCAATGTAAGTTGTACCACCAACTCTAACAACATCTCCTGTTTTGTAAGCAGTTGCGTTGTTGTAATCTCCTTTTAAACTGAAACCTGTAACAAATAAATCCCAATCAGCAGTTTCTGTTGATGGAACTTTGTTTAAGTTATTTCTTAATCCAACGTATTGGTAACCTCCGTAAGTAACAATGTCACCTGGTTGGTATTGTGTAGATGAACTCCACGAATCTTCAAATTCTAAACCTGGAATAAAAATGTCCCAGTTGGCTTCGTCAGCCGCCAATGATGCACCTGCTGTATGTGACGCTGTTGCAATCCATAAGTTAGCACCATACTTAACAACATCATTAACTTTGTATCTTGTTGCTGTTACCCAAACACCTAAATATTCAATACCTTTGTGTAGGTATTGCCATTTTGCTTGATCATTTTCTAAACCTGATGCTACTGTGCCTGCTGAAGTGTGTCCAGTGATACAAACATAAAGTTGTCCACCATATCTTACTGTGTCATTTGGTTTGTATCTTGTGCTTATTGCCCAAGTGTTTAACCAGTTAAATCCTTTTGCAAACACTTCCCATTTTGCAATATCTAATTCTAAACCATCAGCCAATGTTGCCGCTGATGTGTGTTCTGTTGTACAAAGATATACAGTTGCACCGTATCTTACTAAATCGTTTACTTTGTATCTTGTGCTTATTGCCCAGTCTGTTTTGTAATCAAAACCTTCAATGAAAAGATCCCATTTTGCAATGTCGCCTTCTAGTCCAATGTTAACATCTGCATTTGAAGTGTGACCTGTGTTACAAATATAAATGTAACCACCGTATTTTACAACATCATTTGGTTTGTATGTTGTGTTTACTCCCCAGTCACCTTTCCATTCTTGACCATCGGACATCAATGCCCAATTTGCCGCTGTTAAATCTACTTGGAATTCTGCGTCAGACGTGTGGTTTACTATACAAATGTATGTTCTACCACCATATCTTACAACATCATCTACTGAATAAAGGGCACTTGTATACCAAGCACCTTTCCAAACAAAACGTATTCTACCTAATTTAAACTCAGCCATGGGTTAATATATCCTCTTATTGTAGTTATTTATCATTATTGACCATATCCGTTAGAACTATCAATAGCACTAGCCGGATCTCCTTCATTTAATTCTGTACTTGCTACACCGCCAGTGAAAAAGTTCAATGCTAACAATGAGCCTGAAAATCCACCATTTAAATTAGCAATTCTGTCTATAACAATTTGTCCTGTTTCTGGAAATGCTTCATTAAATATTTCTTTATTTCTTACTTTAATTTGTCCTGCTCTAAAACCTGAAACGTTCAAGTTAGCACCACCACCTGAAACTCTTGAACCAATATAAGTTACAATCGCTTTTTGTGTTGGTACAACATTGTCTGAATTTGCTGACATTGTAGGATCAGTTGAAAATTCTCTAATTACAACTTCTGTACCACCTAGTACAACACCACCTAATGCTAATTCTGAAAGTCCTGATAAGTTGAATAAGTCTGCGTTTAGTGTTACAATACCAGTTGCCTGTTCAACTTCAAATAATTCACCAACACGGAAGTTACCATCTTGGTCAGTTGATGTGTAGAAAACTCTACCACCGCCATTGTCAGAAGTTTCTCTAGCATATTGTGATTCGTAACCGTCTGTAAATCCAGCATTAGTATAAAGTTCTGGATAGTTAGTTGTTGTTACTCCTCCAGTTCCAATATCTAAGAAATCGTGTCCAGTTAATCTAATTTGTGAATACTGTTGTCTAATTGTCATTGTATTTTCATGCACTGGAGATTCGTTAGATTTTAAACTCGGTGAAATTCTAAATGTTGCTGTAAGATTTGGAGCCACGCCTGCAACGTTTGTAATCTGTGTTACTCTGTAAATTTGATCTTGAATACCATTGATGTACAACAAGTCACCTGGTCCAGGTTCTCTTGATAAATCTTTTATTTGTACAACTTTTCCTAATTGGAATTCATCAGCAAAACCGTCACCTGTAACAGTTGCACTTACATTTATAAATCCTGTACCTCTGTTTGTGAACGTTGGTTGACTTAATACACCGCTGGCTATTCTTGCTTCAACTGCCACGTCTAACACATTCACGTTGTCACTGATTGTGATTGTTGGTGCTGTTGAATAACCTGATCCTGTGTCTAATAATTGTACTTTAGAAACTTTTCCTGCATTTGTTATGACTCTTGCTAAAGGTGGAGCACCTTTTTTAAGTACAGTTAAATTTGTTATTGTTCCTTGTTTTATTGGAACAAAATAACCTCCAGCATTTCTGCCGCCTATTATACCTGTAAAGGTTCCTGTTAATGTTGTTAATTGTTTCCAACTTACTGCATCATATGAATATGCTACTTCACCATTTCCAGTTATAGCAACAAAAGTTCCTTGTGAACTTGTTACTTTCATGTATGGTCCTGAGTGTGGAGGTGTTTCTGATTCAGTCCAAACTGTGATAGCACTTGTTGAACTTTGTGCCGCATTCGCATTTGATACAAAAAATTTGTTCACTGATGTTGAATCATCAAATGGTGAATCTTGTACTGATGCTATAAACTTATCTCCTGTGAAAGTTAATTTTTGTAATAGATATCTATCACCACCTATATTAGCCGCCAACTCCCATGTTGTACCGCCGTCTACTGATTCCCAAGTTTGACCAAAGTCATTACCTATAATAATTAAACCATTACCAGCCGCAATTTTTGAAAACACTGCTGTTGATCCATCGTATGGTTCAACTTGAACTGACGTCCATGTGTTTCCTTCGTCACCTGATGTGTATACAACACCTGTTTCTGAAACTACAACCCATTGTGCAGATACATTTTCCCATGCACAACCTCTGAAAATATCAGCACCTATGTTGCCTGATATGTCACTCCAGTTAGCACCGTCTTGTGATCTTGCTACACCACCTGCACTTGAAGTTGCCATAAAGTTATTAGCACCGCCTTCTAAACTGTTCCAGTTTTGTGTTGGTACACTGTTTGCAACAGTCCAGTTAGTAGAATCAACTGATCTTAATCCTCTACCATTACCTAATAATACAGTTACGTTTGTGTTTGTAACTCTTCTTGAAGCACCTAATACGTATTCTCCATTTAATGGAATAGACGCTGTTGAACTAGAGTATGGTGGTTCACTGAAAGTTATTCTTGGTTCAATAAAATATTTTGTTGATGGATCTAATTCTTTTTCAATTGCAAATCCACCTAAAAAGTGTTGGAACCCTGGTGTGTTATCAAATTCTTTTTTAACTGTACATTCTTTTGTAACTTCATTGAAAGAATCAATAATTCCGTATTGTCCTCTACCAGTACCTTCCCAAATATAAAGTCTTTGTCCAACTGTTTGGGCTGTTGTTCCTTGGAATTGTGCATTTAATTTTATACTAGTAGCAGTACCTGATATTGCTGGCCCTGATTTACTTGTATAAGCGGAACCACCTGCTGGAGTTGAATCTCCAGGACCTAATATTCTAATTTTATTTACGGCACCGTCTCTAGTGTTTTCATAATTAATTGATGCTGTTGCACCTTGACCTGAACCTGATATTGTAATATTAGCAGATGTGTAATCTTGTCCTGCATGATCATAAGCAAAAGCAAATATTTCGTTTTCATCATTGTAAACTGCATCCACTTGAGCTTCTTGAGTTCTGTTATTGAATTTTGCTGTAATAGGTGTTTCAGTAGGTGTTACACCTTCTGCAACTGATCCCCAATCTCCATAAGAGTTGTTTCCGTTTGTTGCTCTTGCTTTACCACCCGCAGTTGCTAGATAACCTATGTGACAATAGTAAGTGAACACAGATACAAGTTCTGCTTTACCTTCACCGTTAACCCAGAAACCAATACCGTTATCAATAACCTGTGTAAAGTCATTGGCTACAATTGATTTGTTACCACCGTTGTGTAAATCTCCATCTACTTTTAAACCAACACATCCTGATCCAAATGTTGATACATTTTGTACATAACAAGATCGTGTTGTAATCCAAGCCGCGGCATCTGATGCTCCTGAACCAGGATTCAATGAAACAAAAGCACCACCTGTTGGTCTTTTTGTTCCGTATTCGTTGACTGGTCCTAATGATCCTGTTAATCCACTTAAAGACATATTTCTTATGCCTGAGCCATTATTTACAAGGAACATATTGTAACCAGTTTCATAACCTGCCGCTGGTTTAACTTCAGTACTTCTTAATTCATCTCCTACAAGTGCCACATCTCTTGGCACAGTGATAGGTAAAACTTCTTGATATAATCCTGTTTTAACCATTACTGTTGCAGGTGATCTTGCAGATAAATCGCCATTAATAAAATCACAAGCAAATTTAATTGTTTTAAAAGGAGCCGCTAATTGCGTTCCTCTTGAATCAAGGTCTTCACCGTCTGGTGAAACATAATAAACTTTTGGTGTTACATCAAAATCTTCCCAGAAAGGAATATCATTTGAACCTACTTTTAATAGTTGTCCTGGTGTACCTAAACCAATTCTTAATCTTGTTGAATCTTCGTTTTGTGTTTTAATATCTCCAGGATATTCCAATACGTTTGGAGTGTGTCCTGTTGCTAATAATACCCAATAAGGACCAACATTTTCTGATTCAAAATCTAATGGTGGTTTAGCATCTGATGAATTTGCTTCATGTTTTAAAATACATTTGTAAAGTGTACCAGCAACTGTAACAACATCTCCAGGGAAATATGTTTGTTCGCCTGATACGCCACCTAAATTAGTTTCTTTCCAAGGACCTTTGTAAGCATAACCTGTTACAAGTAATTGCCATGGGAAAGGACTATCTGTTCCTGCATCATAAACATCTCTTGTGCTAGGATCTACACTTGCATTATCTGTTACAGCAATGTATAAATCACCACCTGCTCTTACAACATCTCCAGTTTTGTATGGAAAAGGTTCAATTGCATTATTAACTAGATAAGTTTCTTTCCATTCGCCTTTGAATGTGTATCCAACAATTTGTAATTCCCAAGTGTTTGTTCCGTCTGTAACTGCAGGTGTAACACCAACGTTACTTAATAGTGCAACATATGTGTAACCGCCGTAAAGTACAACGTCACCTTTTTGATAGTATTGAGAAATATTCCATAATGCTTCAAATTCTAAACCTGGCACCCATAAATTGAAATTACCTTCAACCATTTGTTCATTTGTTGCCCAGTGTCCTGATGTTACTTGCCACATACCCGGAGACCATCTTACTAGTTCTCCTGCTGAATATCTTTCTCCAACAGCGTAATCTCCTCTGTATCTTATTCCTGTGAATACAGTTTCCCATTGTCCACTGTTTGCTTCTAAACCATCAGTAGAATCATTTGCTACACCATCTACTGATGCTGTTGCTATTGCACCACTGTTTATTGTACTGATAGTGATTACTGCATCATTGGCTGGAGTTGATCCACCTAATGCTGTTCCTAAAATTGTAAATTGTTCTGTAGCAAGATAAGTTGATCCACCGTTTGTAATTTTCAGATTGTAAGTTGTTCCAGTTTTAAAAATAAAGAATTGGAATCCTGTTCCTGACGCACCACCATATGAAGCAGTAGGATTTATAAATTTGTTTGAAGTTGCTGATCTGTGTCCAGTTTTACATCTGTAAACTGTACCACCATAATACACAATATCATCTGGATAGTATAAAGTGTTTGATGTCCAATCGTTTCTAAAGTTGTCTGATCTTGAATATTGATCCCAAAATGCCGCATTGAATTGTAATCCATCATCTGCAGTTCCTGAAGTGTGTGCTGTGTTACATTTCCAAATTGATCCACCGTAAATTACTGTTTGGTCAACATTGTAAAGTGTAGCAGGTTGCCAAATACTTTGCCAATCTTCTCCACGTGCAAAGTAAACCCATTTTAATTCGTCACCTAGTACTCCGTTTGCCGCATCTGAATTTGAAATGTGTCCTTCAATACATTTGTAAATTAGACCACCAACTTTAACCAATTCACCAATTTTGTAAAACGTTGAAGGTGCCCATGCACCAGTCCAACTTTGACCGTCCATCATTTGAGACCATCTTGGAACTGAGTTGTTTAAGTCGTTATAAAAGTTTGTGTCTGATGTGTGTACTTCAACACATACAAATACTTTTGCACCGTATCTTAATACATCATCTTTTACGTAAAGAGTGTTGGCTGACCAATCGCCTCTCCATCTAAATCTAATTCTATCTATTCGAAAATCTGCCATGAATTAATTCCTATATGTATTTATTTCCTTATCCATTATAAGGTTCCACATATCCTGGATATGTGTGAGCCTCGTTAACTTTTAATACTAATTCCCCTTCTTTATTCACATAATAAAACAGGTTTCTACCATCCCATTTGTACTGTTCGTACACTAAATTCGGGAAATTTTTTCTATGTTGTTGATCTCTACCTTCAAAGAAGTCTTCTCCTCTACTCCAATTGTTGTAGTTTTCATCAATATTTCCTGGTCTATTCAATTGTACTCCATCTTCTAGTCTTAATAAATCTGATTTCACCATGTATAATTCGCCTGCATCTGTTCTACGCAATCCATAGAAATATCTATTGTTTGCGAGTGTCTTTTGTAATTCGTCTATGCCTACGCCAAATACTTGTGCCATTATCTATTAACTCACTATGTTGATTGTGTTACCCATTCCTGAATGGATAGTACATTGATAATAAAGTGTGCTTGGTGCATCCATAGGAACTTCTAAAACTTGCGTTCCTGTTTTAGAACCACTTATTCCTGCTGTGTATTCTGCTCCACCATTTGATACTCTAAATTCAAATGGGTGACTAGCACCTGTTGAATTTACAAAAATGTAAGAGTGTCCTCTCATCAAATATAGCACAGGATCATTTGTTGTACTTGCAAATCCTGGACCTGTAAAAGTGTAATTGGATGAACCTGAGGCTCCAACGTCCCATCTCATTGTTGGACCGTTCTGTTTCACCCAGCCTGTTCCGTTGTAATACAATACATCACCTTGAGCTGGTGTTGATATTGTTACATCAGTTAAATCATTAAGAGTACTTGCTCCACCACCTGAATCTGTTACAAATTCTAATGCTGTTGCACCTGCATTTACTTTAACAGTTTTTCCTGCTTGACCTGAAAAAGTTGCTGGAGTATCTGTCAATGTTAATATTGAAGATGGAACTGTAGGTTTGTTGTTTAAGTTGTTATAATTTAAAAAGTATGTGCTGTCTAATCCATCTAGTGTGCCTGCATCTGCGGCTCCACCACCTGATGTTGAATCATCTGCTGGCGCCCATTTTGTTCCATTCCATTTTAAAACTTGTCCTGAAGATGGAGCACTAGTTGTTGTGTCAACATCTGAAAGTTTGTCAATTGAAAATGCCGCAACAATTGTTAAGCCATCAGCAGTGCCATTAACTTGTAAAAAACCACCTGATAGTCCTGAATAAGTTGACGGAGTATCTGTTAGTCCAAGAAATGCAGTTGCACCACCGCCGCCACCGCCGCCACCGGATATAGTTCCTGGTTTCCAAGTTTGTGAACCTGAATCATAAACTAATGCTTGTCCGTTGGTTGGTGTTGCTGTTAAGTCAACATCTGAAAACATTCCGAAAGATTTATTCGCATCTGCAATTTTTACCCAAGCACCTGCGTGAGCGTAGTAGGAAGCGTTCTCACCGTGTACATGAGCAAACATTCCATGATACGTTGCCGCATCTGGTAATTCTGCTAGAGTTGAATATAAAAAAGTAATTTTGTTAGCACCTGTGGCAGTAATCAAATTATTGTTGACTATTGTTAAGGCTGTTCCATTTCCAAGAGCTGTATACAATTCTTGAAAATTGTTATTCATTTTTCCACCAGCGTCCCTTAACGAATCTCCTTGACCGTCATTTGGGATAATACCAGTGTTTATAAGTTGTCGTGTCATTCGTTTTTTCCTCCTACTTTATCCTCTATCGAATGTTATTTCATTACTATCCATTAAGTAATTTGTTTTATCCAAAGTGAATACAGTTTGTTCTACAGTTACGGATTCGTCAGTCTGTGGATACGTTATTGCTCCATCACCAACGTTACTGTTTATTCTTACAACTAGTTCACCTTCTGAATTAATATAATAATTTAAATTTACATCATCCCATCTAAATTGTTCGTATCTTAAATTTTTAAATGGTTTGGCATGATTCAAATCTCTACCTTCATAAAAATCATAACCTTGATCAAACTCTTTAAAGTTGTCATCAATATTTCCTGGATTGTTTATTGCCACAGGATCGTTAAACCCTAGTTGGTCAACTTTACCGATGAATAAAGTTCCTTCGTCGGTTCTTCGTAATCCATAAAAGTATCTGTCTTTGATACCATTTTGAAGATATACGGAAGTATCCTGTCCAACTGTATTTGACATCTTATGTTATCTCCACGTAACTCAACACACAATCTAATGAGTCGTTGATGTTTGATTTTACATTTAAACTGTTTTGACTTGCCACAATTAATTTTTCTCCTGAGTTCAATACACGTAAACTAGAGTTTGGTGCAATTAAAACATCTTTTACAATAAATCCTGTAACTGAATCCGGAGTTGCTGTCAATGTTACACTGGCTTCTACAACTGATTCTGTCAAGTTTGCTAAAACCATTCCAATGATTGTTGTGTATGATCCTGGTGCGGCTTCGTATACAGCCGTAGTCACAGTTCCTACACTTTTTGTTACAGAGTTTCTAAAATTTGTTGCCATATTTTTCCTATCCTAATGCTAGTGCATATTCCACTGCTATTTCTGTTGCGTCAATAATACTTACAGCACCCGATGAACCTGCGATTGAACCCCAAGCATTACCATCATACAGTTCAACACGTTGATCTGCGGTGTTGTAACGTATCATACCTATTATAGGCGTAATCGGTCTGTTTGCTGTTGTTCCAACCGGAAGTACAAACCCACCAGAATCTGACACATCAATATATCCCGTTCCAGTTGTTTTTAATACAAACGGACTAGATATAATATTAGTTATCGCATTTCCTTCAAACTTGAAGTCTTCAATTCTGATACTACCATTTCCTTGAGCATTCAGGATCAAATCTTGGTCAGTTCCTGTGGTTGTGACCGTATTTCCACTGATTGTAATGTCATCTACCTGTAAAGATGTGACATCAAACCTTGTTGGATTAACATTTGCCACCAAAACTCCACCAGCATAAAATCTAATTGTGTCATCATCTGCACCCGGTGTAGCCTCAGCAGTGATATATGTGTCTTTGTCTAAGTCATAAACACCAGATAATGCCAACCAGTTTGTTCCATTATATCCTTCAAACACTGAATCATCTGTGTTGTATCTCATCATACCTGCTGATGCAGAACCTGGTCTCTGAGCAGTTGTACCTGTTGGAATTCTAACAGATCCAGTACCGTCAACTCTGAACACACCTGAAGCAGGATTAATTGTGAAGTCTCCTGAATCGTTTGTGATCGTATCCCCTGATACTGAGAAGTTTTCAACTCTTACTCCACCAGTTCCACTTGATCTTAAATCTAAATCAGCATTTGTATTATTACTTTGAATTAAATTTCCTTTAATGTTTACACTGTCTATTTGTGCTTCATTGGCAAATATTGTGTTCCATCTTTTTGTAGACGAACCAACATTATAAGTATTATCTAGTGCAGGAATAATATCAGAACTAATACCTGCTGTAATATTAATTGAATCTGTTGTTTCGTCACCTATTGTAACATTTCCACCTATTGTAATATCTCCTGTGATATCTAAATTTCCAGTAATGTTTACATCGTCAACAAAATTGATTTGATTATTAAATGAATCAATGTTTAAATCTCCTGATGTTGTTGTAATATTATTTCCAGATATTTGAACATTTCCTGTTTCAATTTTATCTCCTGATATAACTGTAACGTTAGGTCCTGATGTAAATGTTAATGCTTGATCAACATCTATATTAAGTGATGCTGATGTAAACGCAACTTGTCCTGTTTCTTGATTAACATAAAATTGATCACCAACTCTAAAATCACCTTTATGGTCAACTGATGAATAATAAATTTTTGCATTATTATTTGTAACAACTTCGTTGGCTTGAACCACTGTTGTTGCATCGTTATCGACTTCGTAATCGTTTCCAATGTAAGCAAAGTTGTGTGAAATCAAATACATTTTTACACCAACACCATCACCCACAGCACCAAATGTTCCGTAGATAGATGCAGATGCAATTGATCTGACTTCTGCTCCAAAGTCTGTGTAATCAACTAGAGTAAAGTTTGTTGCTGTTGCTCCTGCTGATGTTCTAATGTCTTGAATTGGTATGTTAGTATCTAAAAATGAAGTTGATAAATTTGGTCCATTAAATCTGCCTACTAATACTGTGTCTGGATTTCCAATTGCTTCTGTTGTTGGTGGAGTAAAGTTTCCTGAACGTATTGCTGAACCTTTATAAATTATAAAGTCGTCCATGTTTCCAATAAAACCATTATTGGCATCATAGTTGTTACCCATCACACACGGTTTTGCCGCACCTAAATCATTTGCAACTGTTGCCGATCCAACATTTTGTCCTGCAACATACATTGTTACAGTGTTACTGCTTCTTACCAACGAGAAGTGTGTCCAAACATTAAGATTAAAACCTTGACTTCCTATGATTACGTTTGCTCCATTAACATAAAGTTTTGGACCGTTGTTAGTCATGTACAACATCAATGAATATTCTATTGATGCATTGTTTCTAAAATCAAATAATGTTGTGGATTGAAGTTGTGATGGATATGCCCAAAATTCTATTGTAAAATCTCCTGTGCCAAATCCAAAGTCTGCTGATGTTCCTATTGATGCACTGTCTCCTGTGCCATCTAAAAGCAAACTGGATTGACCAAACTTTTTAACAGACGTATCTAATTTTGCATCACCGTTGGCAGTAATTTGTTTGCCTGTTGTTTCTGGTGGCATTGCAAATCCTGTTGATTTCCCATCAATTATAATTTTATCTCCATCTACAGATTCAACTGTGCCTGATGCCAATAGAGTTACATTGTCTGTGTCGTAGTATGATACAACGTGTCCTGCTTGGATTGCCGTACCTGAAAAACCTGAAACTTTTAATTGTGTTTTACCATCTTCAGCAAAACCAGTTGTGCCGTCAACAGCATAGATACTTCTTGCCGCAAAATATGTAAATGAGTTTAACCATTCTATTCTTACACCATTTGTAAGTGTGACTGCATCAACACCTGGAGTAATAAATGTTGCATTTTGAAACAAACAACTTGCTTCATTAGATGCAGGAGTTGCCACTGAACCATCTAACAATGCACCTTTTCCAGCATCAGCAGATCCAAATCCTCTAGGATCTTGTGCTGTTGTCACTGTTCCTTGTGTAATGACAGTTACGTTTCTTACATAAGGTGACCTAGATGTAACTTGAAATCCTGTTGAATCATCTGCACCTGTTGGATTAAATCTAAATGCGTGTCCTGTGTTTGCAGAATTGTTATAGTAAAAACCTGTAATAGTTAAATCTTCAACAGTCGTTTCACCATTTAATATAAAAGCATCATTGCTGTTTGTTGCATTGCTTGGTTGAATTTTTACTGCTCTAATTCCATCACCTCTTATACTAACTCCTGTTGGAATAGTTAATGGAAAATCTTCTGTGTATGTGCCTGGATAAATGTAAACATGGTCTCCAGCAATAGCCACTGATAATGCTTGTTCAATTGAAGCATATGGATCATTTTGGTGAGTTCCTGATTTAGAGTCATCACCGTTGGTTGCCACGTATATTACTTTACCTGGACGTGCTGTTAAGTTTAGTCCTTGTACAGTGATGTTTCCTGATAGTGCTAGGTTGTCCACTGTTAAATTGTTGGCATATGCTTGATTCCAACGTTTTGCCGCAGTTCCTAAACTGTATGTGTCTGAAGCATCAGGTATGATGTTTGATGTAATATCAGCATTAATTGTTATAGAATCTGTATCATTATCACCAATAGTGATGTTACCGTCTGCTCTAATATTTCCTGTTGCGTGGATATTTCCTTGTACTTCTGTGTTACCTATAATATCTACTTTACCTGTACCACTAGTAACAATCTCAAAGTTTTGATTGGTATCAGTTGCTTCAATTTTATTGTTAGTGATTATAAGATCATCTACATGAATTTCGTTATTGTATACAATACCGTCTATTGCTGAAAAGTTAAGTTGAGATGATGTTGTTGAAATCGTGTTGCCAGTTACTGTGATATTTCCTACATCTACTTGTCCAGTAACTTCTGCATTTGTTGTACGTGCTGTTCCGTTTATATCTAGCGGGTATTGAGGAGTGCTGGTCTTAACACCAATCCTGTTGTTATTAACATCAATGTATAACAAGTTCGTCTCAAAAGCCAAATCTGCTCCATTACGCAGAAGATTGGACTTCAAGAGCTGACCTGATATTCGACCTACAGCCATTGTTTTTGCTCCTTTATAGCACGGGGATCTTGTCCCACCAACCTGATTTTCACCTTACATTATTCATAAGTTCTTCGTCGGTTGTACCACGGTTTGTCCTGCTGAATCTGGTCGGATTCTGCATTAGTATTATTTATCGGTCTTTTGGTATTATATTGTACAAGGTTAATTTATACTAGTTTAATATGAGGTTGTAAACCACATTGAGATCTTCCGCAATTTCGTCTGTAACTGTTACAGATTGCACACCAATAGAAGAAACCCAACCATCCACTGCTCCAGCATATACTTCTAAAAGACCACTGTCTGAGTTCCACCATACTGCTCCTAGTCTAGGAGTGATAGCATCACGTTGTACAGTTGTTCCAAATGGTCCTATATATCCGTTGGTTGACTCAAATTGTACTGTTCTGTTTTGTTTTAAACCTGTTCCTGTGAATGTGATATCTTGGTTGACGACTTTGTTCTCAATAGTTGCCCCAGAAACTTCAAGATTAGCAGTGTCTAGCACCACTTTCCCCGTTCCGTTTGCTGTGAAACCTGCTTGTGGATTTGAGGCACTACCCACACCTATTGTGTTGCCATTAATTGAAATCTGATCTTGACTAGCAAACTTAGGTACAATTAAGTTACCTGCACCGTCTATTTCACCAGCATATCCATTGGCTGTGTAAAAAGTAAATTTGTTACTGCTTAAATCAATATTAGTGTCTCGGTCACCATCTTTTATTCCATTCAGTGCTATTTTACCTGTTGAAAATAATTCAAATTCATTTATACTTGAATCAAACCTTACAGCATTTCCTTGATTAGGATTTTGTGCTGTGGTTCCTGATGGTAGAGATAGATGACTTGTGGAGTTGATTATTGTGTTAGTTGTTCCTCCACTAAATGCAACATCTCCTGATGCAGATGATATATTTGTTTTGAATCCAACAGTGCCTA